ACTCGCTAACAGTAGCTTTATCGTGTTCCATGCATCTCTCGTATTGTATCTCATACGTTGACATGTTGGTTTTATAAATAGGCTCTTGATAGTCCTGTCCTACGCTAAATCCTAGCATAGCTCCAATTATTATCGAAAATAGTATTTCCATTATTTGCTCACATAATCATTAATCAGTCTTAAAACAACTCTAGCATCAAGACCATTATTATCATAATGCTCAATACTATCTATAAGCATGACATGGCCGTGTAGGTTTGCATAGCTCACTTCGATTAGCTGGTTAAACCTCTCGATGATTGCTTTTTGTTTGTATTGGTTGATTGAATGAAGCCTCATATCACAACCCTCTCGACTCGAACAACTCGCACAGGCACGCTTAGCATATTAGCCCACTCTAAAAACTTCTGCTCAGCCTGAAAACCGTCATCAGCGCGCGTTAAATACTGACGCGGTTTGTCGTCCATTACGTATGTTAGTTTAAATTGTTCCATTATCTTTCCCCTAAATCTTCATATTCAACGACAATTTCAAATCTAGTGTTTAATCTAAACTCGTTTTCTTGCTCAAGTTTTTTGTGATGCTGTATAGCAGTTTCGATATTTATAAACGGGTATGTTTTTTCGTGAAGCTCAAGACCTGTTCCGTTTCCTTTGTACTGCCTAACCATGTAAAGTATTTCCATTATCGTTCCCCCAATAACCCGTTTAATATTTCTAATTTTTGTTCTGATTTAAGCGCCTCACGATGCAGATATTTGTCGATCTCATGAGCCCAAACCTCGATCACGTGAATCTCTGCCTCTAGTGCGCCGGTCGTTTTGTTGCGCCAGATTGATTTATAATCCTGGTACGCTTTGTTAGTGCTCAACGTAGTCACCCTTATCAATGAGATCATCGAAAAAATAGACGCGATCATAGATATAAACCACTTCGCCTTGTGGCTCTAATTCGATTGGATCTAGCCCGAACTCAAGCTGATTTTCTACGAACGCTCGAAACTGATCATCAGTGAACTCATAGTCATGGTTGTAGATGCATTTTTCAACTTCTAGCAGTTGTTTTAATGTTAGGTTTTCTAGTTTTATGTTCATGTCCATATCTCCCATTCTCTAATAGCTAACCGCCTACCGTTGCTATTCTTTTTAACGTAGTCGTTCGCTTGTCTGAGCGTTTTTGTTTCTTTGATGATTTTTTCTATCCCATCTTCAGTGACAAAAACTCTATAAACTATTTTCTTCATTGCGCCCATGCTCCGAAAGCTAAACAAACAACAGCTATTGCTAATATTTCGTAGATCATTTTATTCCCCTTGTTTTTAGTTAGAAAGCTAAGATTAGTATTTTATTATTAACCTGTAAAGGTGTTTTTGTTAATTATTTTTATCTTCCGCTTCCAATCTCTCGATCAACCACCCCAAATACACCTGGGCCTTTTTAAAGTCCTCTAGGCCGTTTTTGCTCCAAGCCCTTGTTAGGTACTCCCAAGCTCTACTCCACTCGTCAACAGCGTTTAAATTAGCTCCTGCGGGTATTTTATCGAGTAATGCGCGTCGAACATGTATAACCTCAACGCCTGGCATGATTTGATAGTGTGACGGGTTGTTTACTTGGTCGTTATACTCACCATAAAACTCTTTGTCATAGTCACTCATTCCCCTTTCTCCATTTCTTTTTTAAGTTTCGATCTACCCCACAAGACCTCTGGAGGATTAGCCAACCTATCAGTGTGAGCATCAAGCGCCCCGTGTTTGTAGGCTGTTTCGATTGCTTCTGCGTAGCCGTCTATTGATTTTTCTAGCGCTGTTTGTAGTTGGTCTATCAGTTCTTTATTGCTCATTTTTCCAACTCCATAGCTGCATCAATCATGCCGCGTAAGCCGCCTGCAATATTTTCTTGAACTATTTTCGTTGGCAGCATCACGTTAGCAATCGTATTATCTACATCAGCAAGCCAGTCAAGACGCTCTTTGTCTTTTTGAAGCTGCTCAATGATTTTGTCGTTTTTTGTTTTGTAAATGTCTAGCATGTTTTTATAACCTAAATTTTCCCCGCCAACTTCAAAGCATCTTTGTGGTATTTAACAAGACTCGCTTTTTCTGCATCAGTAAAGCTGGTCATGCCGAATCTGTAATTGTTGAATTTACCTTTTGCAATTCCAAGGTGCCGTTCTACAGCGCTAAGCTTGAAGCCTTCTTTTTTTAAATCGTAAATGATGTTTTTGATTTCGTCGTTGTCCATTTTTTAAGCCTCTTGTGGTTAGTTTTTTAATATTAAGTTGTTTTTTGTTGTTTTGCAATTTAATTAAATTCTGTATATGCAAACAGGTACAAGAGGTACAAGAGGGTATTTTTGTACCTTGTACTATGGATCGACAAAAACATGCTTGACAGGGTACAAAAAATGGGATACGCTAGCTCCGCGACGCGTACCCATTTGTACCCTAAGCAATGTAGGCCACTTTTTAGGTCACTTTCTAAGATTTAAAGCACTCCCCCAAACCGCATCTAAAACTACCCATCCATGCTCAAAATCTTTGATAACCTCAGCATTTAATAGGCTGTATAGATAGCCGTTTTCATAAGATGGCTTCATGTGATTCTTAACGGTTCCGTCTTTATACCCCATTTCAACTAGAAAAGATTTAAAACCTGAGCGACTCAAATAAGGCATTCCATTTCTATTTTCTGCACCGCTTGACCACCATGCGCGCTCAAATATTTTCTTATGACTATCTAGTTTAGAGTCTTTTTTAGTGGCTTCTTTTGGCTTATCCTCAGTGATCGAAAGAACGGCGCTTGTTACTTGTTCTTGATCTTCATCAAGCCAACCTTCAATTTCTACGCTCTCAATATAGGCATAGACATCTTGTGATAATTCAGCGTCTTTAGATTTGCGCTGTACTATTTGCATAGGATTTTCATCATCACCAGGTATAACGCTAATTTCAATATCTAAAGCCCCGCGCCAAGCACTAGAACCTCGCGCCCTATGTTGAGCCTCATTATTAACGCCAGTATGGTGAACTAATACTACTGAGCAGCTAAACTCGTTCATGAGCGACGAACAAGCATCCAGCATGGTTTTGGCATCTTGCGCGCTGTTTTCGTCGCCATTTAAAAATCTATGCAAAGTATCAACAATAATGACAGCCGGATTTGTTTTGATTGTCCTGATTGAGTCAACAGTTTTTCGATAGCCTTCTGCCTGATTTAGATCACAGCCGCTTTTTGATAGCCACATGTTTAGTTTGCCAGCTTGATTATGCTGCTTCCAGGCTGCAATTCGCCCTCTTAATCCATGATGCCCTTCACCGGCTAAATAAACGACAGGCCCAGGATTAACTCTGTGATCCGCCCATGTTGGTATATTTGCAGCCATCCTTAGCGCCATATCTAATATGCAAAATGTTTTCCCGCCTCCGCTAGGGCCGTGAATCATTATTAAAGCATCACGCTGTAGCCATCCCTTAACTAACCAAGAAATAGGCGCAGGTTGAGCGCAAAAATCATCAGCGGGTATAAGCCAGTCTGATTCTAATTTAGGTATTAACAGTTCTAAAATGTCATGGCCTGCTTGAGCATAATCGTTAGCGTCGCCTTTTTCTGGTGGAATTATGACACGAGCGCCAAACTTTGCGCTTGCTTGGTCTGCATATTTTTGGCCTATTCCGCTTTTGTCATTATCAGCGACTATAATCAGATCGATCGTGTTTCCAAATTGTTCAAAAAGCATCCCTGTTACGTGAACCAGGTTTGATGCTGTGTAGGCAGCTACGCAAGGCTTTCCGGTCACTTCATGGATAGTTGCAGCCGTTGCGAAGCCCTCTGCTAGATAGATTGTAGAAGTTCTATCTTCATGCGTTCCTATCATCCATGATAAACCTTTAGTGGCAGCTCCAGAATGATAAAGCTTACCACCTTCATTATCTATATATTGCAAGCTTGCCAGTTCGCCATCTTTGCTGAAAAGAGGCACGATTAATCGCCCGTCACCCGTCACCCTAGCGCCATGAGGTTGGACGCCTTTTCTTTTTCAATATGGATGATCAGGACTAGCAGCGCCACAACTTGACCAGATAGCGTCTATTGATGTCATAGCGGCGGCCTGTGTTTTCTTTTGTTCTTCTTCTCGCTTTGCGCGCGCCTCACTTAATCGCCTGGCTATTGCCATTTCTTCCGCTGGGCTTATTTCGCGCCCCATATCCGCCCTAAATGTTATTTCAGAACCTAAGCGCCAGCATCCAAAACGGCCAGCAGGTACACCGTCACTAAATGCTACATACCAACCTGTTTTGTCCCCTGCTTTTTTGCCGCTAGTGCCTGACCTGAATCGGTGGATTTTGCCGTCAAACTGGATTAGTTGAGGCGGCTCGATACCGGATGCAAGCATGGCATTTCTTAGCTGAACCTCTGGTGGATCTATTTGTTTTTCTTGTGGCGGTGTCCATGAACCACCTAATATATTTCTAAGGTCTGCCATTTAATTTTGCTCCGCTTTTAATTTATTGTTGGTCTTAACTTGAATTTCATATTGCTTGCCTTTTGGTGGATATTCACCCCATCTATAAATCTCATTAGGCCAGCACATTAATGCTGCTGCAAGCTTTCTCACATCGCCAAAATGATTTATTGCTTCTTTCGTTGTCATATTTTTTAACCTTTTGTTATAACTTAGTGTTGACACTCTAAACCAAAACAATGTAATATTCAACTCATGCAGTAAACGGAATCAACCAACCGCTGCTTAAACGAGAGAAAACAAACATGGCTATAAAGTTAAGAAGCACGTCAGATGCTAAAGCAAATGGCGTGAAAATTGTTGTATATGGTATGGCGGGCGCTGGCAAAACATCGCTAATTAAAACCTTGCCAAATCCAATCATTATAAGTGCTGAGGGCGGTCTATTATCGTTAGAGGGTGAAGATATACCTTATATCAATATTTCATCTTATAGCGATTTAAAAGAAGCTTATCAGTATATCGTAAGCGGTGAGTGTGACGACTTTGAAAGCATTGCTATTGATTCGATAAGCGAGATAGGCGAGGTCATTCTCGCGCATGAGAAAAGCGTCAACAAAGACGGGAGGGCGGCTTATGGCGAGATGGCAACGCAAGTTCTCGAGCTTATGCGCGCATTTAGAGACATACAAGGTAAGAATATTTACTTTTCAGCTAAGTGCGAAAAACAGCAAGACGAAACAGGCAAGCTTTTATATTCACCTTCGATGCCAGGCGCTAAATTAGGCCAACAAATACCATATTTAGTTGACGAGGTTCTGGCGCTAAGAATGGAAAAAGACGCCGAAGGTATCGTTCAAAGGGCGCTTATGTGTGAAGGCGATGGATTATGGCAAGCTAAAGATAGATCAGGAAAGCTCGATCCGTGGGA